GGTTAAACTCACATATCCTAGTGGTTTCTCACCTTCACCATTAAACTCTATTTCAGTTGATTCTAAATAACAGTCTTTAGCTAATCCATCTAAAGTTCTATCTGCTGCTATTGCTTCTTCAACTTCTTTGCTTATAGTGTCAATTGTATCATCAAAATTACTGTTTGCCTTAACATAACCTTCAACTACGACAGATAACTCTCTGCTCATAACTCGATCGGTTCCTATGACTATAGGTTCAGAAGTTTCTGACTTTGTATATATAACTAATGCCGGTACTGTTTCTAAAGGGTATACTCTGGACTCATAAACAGTCGACCCGGTTGTATTTAAACCAGTTAAAGTAGTTTTAAGTTTTTCTCTTATTTGCTGTCTGATATGGTTTGCCATTATACTTCTTCTAATTCTAATGCAATAAAGCCTGTTCTATCAGGTCTTATATTAACAATTGTGTAATTTGTTGCTGCTTTTATTATATTACCGTCTGTATCTTTTATAGCACTAACGTTTAATGCATGCCCATAAGATACTGAAGGGATATCAATACTTCTACAATAAGCAACCGGCTGTAAAGCTTCTACTCCTATACCTTCGTCTTGCTCAATATATTCATTGTTTAAAATAATGTTAATTGTTGTAGATGACCCGTTATTAACATATACTGCAGAAACTCCATGCCCATAAGTAGGGTCTAAATAAGCTGACATATCTTCTTCTGTTTCCATTCTATACTCAGACATTATTCTTCCTCTAAAACTAATTCAACCAGTCCTGTATTATCAGGTTCAACTGTTCGAACTATAAATGTTGTTGCTGGTTTTAAAACATTTCCATGATTTGTAGTAATTGCATTAATTAGTAGTTTATCTTCTTGAGAAATATAAGGAACATCAGATGCTTTAACAATTGCTCTTGGTTGATAACCAGCAACAGGCACTGAACCTGCTTCTATATTAAAATATTCTTGATCGATAATAATATTAATATTTTTTGAAAATCCTGAATCAATATCAAAAAGGGTATCTATTAATGGAAAATCATCCCATAAAGATTGTTGTACTTCAAAAAACGTAGCAGTTACTCCGTGACCGGTTTGTATATCAGTATAAGAGTTAAAATCTGCTGCGCTTTCAATTGCCATAATTTATTTTTTAGCTCTTGTTTTAGGAGCCTTAACTTTTGAGGTTTTTAAACCTACACTTCTATTTTCTTTTTCAGCTTTAGGTTTTTCAACATAAATTTCAGCTTTATTATAGCTGCATAATTCATGTCCTGTTTGTTCGTTTAATTCTACAACATCACCGGTAAATACTTTTTTACCATTTGCTATTGTGTCTTTTGTTATTAAAAATTTTTTCATATTTAAGATAGGGGTGTTTCCACCCCTATTCCATTTAAGCATCAGTTAATTAGTCGCTTGATTTACAGAAAGATACAGCATGTCGAACAGCTACATCTAAAGTTTGTAAAGCTACGATTCTTACTCCACCTGAAGTTGATAACGCATAAGGATCAACAGTTATATCAAGTCCTCCGTACATACCAATCAATAGGTCAGCAAAATTACCAAAGTAGTAGTCGCCTGCAGTAACCTGATTAGACCTAACAACGTCATAGCCATTAATGTTTCCATCTGGGCCTACAATCATTTGTCCAAATCCACTTGCTTTATCTACAGTTTTTAGGTTACCCCAGTCTGAAGGTCTAGCAATATATCTTAATGAACCAGTTAATGCATTGTCATTAGATACAGCAGATTCCATAGCTACAAGCTCTCCAAATGTTGGAACAGCAGCAGCAAATGTTGTTGTGTTAATACCTGAAGTATTAGCAATACCTGTAGGTTGACCACTTGAACCAGAACCAGCTAAAGCACCTAAATCAATTGCAGTAGCAATAGAAGCACTTAAGTCATTTCTAATTAAGCTTTCAATATCTAAAGATGATTGTTGAAGCATAAGTCTAGAGGCATCTGTAAACGCTCCAATTACCTTAGGAGACATTGTTACTGAGCCTGTAGTAAATTCACTTTCAGATGCAGCAGCACCTTCAGTTGCAATCCAACCAGCAGATGAAGCGCCTGTCTTCTTCGGAATTACCACGGAGCCGGAGAGCCCTCTTAGCATCGTTGCGCCGGCTTGCATAACACTTGATGAATTTCTTAATACATCAATAAAATCGCCTGCACGATAGTCTTCAGATATAAGTTTTGCATCATCAGTTGTATTTAAGTCCCTTTTGCTCCAGTTACCTAGAACTTCAGCAGGAAGCATAATACCTTGTGCTGTTTTGCCATACTGTCTAGCAGCTTCATCTGAACATTCAAATTCAAATTTAGCAGCTTCTTGAGCTTTTCTATCTGTCGGATTAGCTAATGCATTAATTGCTCTAACTAATGAGAATTCTCTCACTTCTTGTTTGCTCATACCAATTTCAGCAGTATCTAATGGTTTGTCATTACATATTTCATTAAGTAACTCACCTCTAAATTCTTCTACTGAAACTCCGTTTCTAATAGCGTCGTCAGCTAAATCTCTTTTGTTATGCTTAACAGCTAAATCAATGATTTCTTTTGAATTTCTTTTAAATTCAGCTTTAGCTTCTTCAAGAGTTTGGCTTCTGACTTCATCAAGATTAATATCTTGTTTTTTTTCTTCTGTCATAATAATACCTTTATTTAAGTTAGCAGAACGTCCAACTCCGACAAGTCGTGATTGATCGGCAGGAACTGAAACACTTGAAACTTCCATTGGAGTCCAAGCTGCCCTGTAGTAATCTTCTTCGCCATCATTATCTCGTTCTAATTTATTTACTCTATACCCAACACTAATATTCATGCGAATACCGTCTTGAATATCCTGAAAAACTTCTTGAGCTAGTGCTGATCTACCAAATCGAACAACAGCAATAGTCCTTTTTGCTGTCTCATCAAGTTTAAATTCTTCTATAACCCCTATTTGTTTAGACATATCATGGTCTAATAAGAATGGGGCTCTACCTGAAGATATAAATTCCATATCTATATCTTTTTGTTCGTGGCTTAAAACTTCTAAGCCAAATGAACGTTCAACCGGTTCTTCTGAGCTTACGCCAATACGAACCAATCTTTTTTCTTCATCAAGATAAGAATGCTTCGATAAATCAATAGTTCTATAATTTATAGCAATATCAATATCAAGCTCTTCATTCTCTTGACGTGAAGATTCTTCTGAATCAACAAATTCATCTTCATGTTCAACATCCTCATGCTTCTGAAATTCAACAACTACAGTGTTGTCAGTCTCAGTAACATTAAGGATATGTCTATCTTCTTTATTCATAGATTTCTCCTCTTTATTTTTTGTTGATAAAGGATGCCCACTAGGTAATAAGTCTGTATCATGTTTACCTCCTTTAAATTTGCCGTTTCTTAAGACAAATAAATAAGAGTTAACCCGAGCCGCTGCCCATTGTTCAGGACTACTCACCGATGGTCTTACTGAAGCTGGATTGCTTTTATATGCACCAATCCCTCTTTCATAAACTTTTGATAACGTGGCTACACTTGTTCTTTTTGATTTGGTGTCTCCAACTTTATCGTTGTGTTCTTTAACTTTATTTTTAATCATTGTAAGAGCCTTGCCTGTTAAAGCTCTTTCTTCTTCATTTTTCATTTGATTAACTAATTTTTTTGACCAGCTAAAACCTGCATCTCCTCCCCAAAGACCCCATGCAATACGGCCATTGCTTGGAAATCCTTTTTCACCGGGTCGAAAACCTTGTGCTTTTTTATCTACTTCATGCCTACTAAAAAAGCTGTACATTCTTTTAATTGTACTATCTGATAAGTTATCACCATTAACAATTTGATTTGCCCTAGCAAGTCCAACCCTGGTTCCGCCTCTACCAAATTCTTTACGCCAATCTAATGCTCTTTGAGCATCTTCTTTCATTCCTTTAGTCGGTATCGCCATTATTTTCACCTCCTTTAACATCAGGTTCAATTGGTAGTTTAATTCCAAAAGGCTGGAATGCTGTTTGTATTCCATACTGTTCAGCTAATTTTTGTTCTCTTTCGTGTTGCTCATATAGTTCTTCAACATCTCTTCCATAATTTGATTGAACATCTTGATATGTAACAAGACCAGCTTGCATGCCGTTAATTGAAGCATTCATTTCTTTTTGAGGGTCTACCCACTGGAATGACCTTCCTATAAAGATTGCATTATTAGAAAACTTATCATATTTTCCCATTGGTAAAGGAGCATTAGCTTCGCTTCCCATTACAATAGCCCCGCTTGATATTGCCATTTCTAACCATTTTTCGAATACTGGTCTCATAAAATGATCAACTACAAAACGTTGATATAGCTTATACATTTCTCTGTCTTCAAGAGCCCCTGCTCGTAATGAACTATAATTAACAGAACTTAAATCATTTGTTAAAGCATGATACGAAATATTTAAACCTGAAGCTATTCCTCTTAAAACCTGGGTAGTAAATGGCCCAAAAGCTGTTGATGGGTGATCCGGGTCAAATGATTTAAAGTCCATACCGGCCGGCAGCTGTTCAAAACTTCCTGCTGATGCTTCCATGATAGGAGTAAAGTTATCTTCATAATCTTCTCCAACATACCCATCGCCATCAGGACTTGTAAAGAATCCCATTTTTGCTGCTGATACACGGGCTGCCGTAATCTCAGCCTCCATATAGCCGTTAAGCATTTTTATTTGAGGCATAGCAGAAGCAGTCATAGGAACTCCTCTGGTCTGCTCTGCTCGCGTCGGCATGTAAGCGTGTATGATTTCTTCAGCTGGTACTCTTATATGCTCTTTGGGCGACTGGTACGTATTATCGTAAGGATGATTTTTAAATAAATAATAAGCAACAGGCTTATCAAAGCGATCCACTTCGACGCCCATTTTAATTCTATTTTTTGTTTTTGAATTTACGCCGTTTTTTTGCTCGTCTAAATGATCTGCTTCTAGGAATTGAATTTTATATTTATACTTTGAATCTGTTGGAGTGGCATGGCGAATTAAAACCTCACCATCTCTCATTAATGCTTCAACAAATAATTTTTGGCAATCTAAAAATGATTGGCGCCCGTTTAATGTACAGTTGCCCATTTTTGACCATTTTTTAAATTCTTGCTCAATTGTTTGATTACCCAAAATATCTAAATCACCTTTTGGGTTTCTTGCTTTAACGCTTAACCGAATGCCGTTAGCCCCAATAATATTGCTTATCATTAAATTTAAGTAACGAGCTACATACGAATCATTACGCGCTAAGTCTCTGCTTCGGTCTCTTAAAATTCTTAATTGATCTTTAATTTCAGCATCTGCTGATGTATTAGATGCCTGGAAGTCTGAAAATAATCTACCTGTATTAGCACCGGCATATCTACGGGCTGATGATATTTTTTTTACTTTTCTTTTATTAGTATTTGTAAACCTGTCATACCAAGCCATATTTAAAACCTCACTTTGATAGCATTGCCTGAGTCTTTGTTATTTTTAATTCTTGCTTTTTTTACTTCTTTTAAATATTCTGTTTTATAACGATCTCTAAATAACATTAATTCATCAACAGTTAACCTTGATAATGACCTGCCTGCAATACTCATAGATGATTGATCCATAGTTGCTCTGTTTTCAATTACCGCTTCAATCGCATCTAATACCTTTTTTGCATGACTTCTAACTGAAGCTGTTGTAGTAGCATAGTTATCTTGAACCTCAGTAAAGCCTTCGCCTATTTTAATTCTTGCTGTATCACTTGATCTTGTAATATAAGCAATCCAATTATATTCACCTTTAGCGTATGAAGTTGTGTTAGTACTTTCAATAATATAATCATTATTTGATTCAGTAGCTGTTAGTGTAAAATTAGATACTGTAGCCCCGTCAATTAAATTAAATTCATACGATAAGCTATATGACGCCGTAGGGTAATCCGTAGAAAGATCGGTTCTTTTCCATGCCCAAAAATCCCCTAGCTGTAATTCATTAGGTTCAGTTGTAGGATAGTATGTACTGTCAAATTGATTGGCCATAAATTAAAAATATATCTATACCCGATTATAACGAGTATTTATAATGATTTGTTACATTATATGAAATATTTATTTTAGCCTATTTTGATATGATTTATATTGCTTTTTTTAAATAATTCTTGCGATGCTTTAAAACTTTCAATCCATTTGTCTTTTGGTTTATGCGAGGAATAAGTAACAACTTCTTTTATACCTACCTGTATAATACCTTTAGCACATTCATGACATACATCTAAACCGTACACAAATAAAGTTGATCCTTCTAAAGATATGCCGTTTAAAGTAGCATGGTATATACAATTCATTTCTGCGTGAATAATATAATTCTTTTTTAATTTCGAGTCTTTATATATCATTTCAGAGTCATCAAACCCTTTAGGAAAACCGTTATATCCCTGAGATAATACTTGACCACGATTGCCAATAGCTACAGCTCCAACCTGGACAGATGGGTCTTTAGACCAGCTAGCAAACTTTTTAGCAAGCGTTAAATATTTTAAATTCCAGGAATCTGAATAACTAGACATTGACTTTTAGGCTTTGAGCTGCATTATGTTTATAACTTGCAATAATAAAATCAGCAGGATATAAATTATCAATACCAGACTCATAATGTAATTTTACAGAAGGCGGATTAAATATTTCTAATTCATGGGCTGTTTTTGCAAATGGTATATGATTGTTGTAGATATGCGCATCGCCTAAATTAAATATTAGTCTGTGAGGAGTTGTATCTAATTCATTAGACAAAACTAACATTAATAATGAATGAAACAATATATCCGAAGGAAGTCCCACCATTACATCAGACGAGCGCATGTTAACTAGTAAACTTAAATGATTGTTATGAATAAATAATTGAAAGCCATGAAAGCAAGGTAATAATGCCATTTTATTTGCGTCAATTGGATTCCATGCTGTTACATATAATCTTCTTGACTCTGGATTAACCTTAGCTTCTTTGATAACATTTTTTAACTGATCAATTTGTAAACCAGAATAGTTACGCCATTGAGAGCCGTATACGGGACCTAAGTTACCATCTTCTTCAGCCCAAGCATCCCAGTAATTACAGCCAAGCGTTTTAAAGTCATTTACATTTGTATGACCTCGCAAAAAAGCAATAAGCTCACCAATTACACCTTTATAAAATATTTTACGATGTGTTAATAATGGAAAGCCAGCTTTTAAATTTAATTCAAGATTTGCACCGAATACACCTAATGTGCCTACGCCAGTTCTTTCTTGGTTTCTTTTAACACCTTCGGTTAATACTTTATTAACTAAAGCAAAATATTGTTTTTCATTTTCCATTTTGTTTTTTTAAATAAGCTCCGTAAAAACTTGCATAGTTAATTAAATCTAAAACCGAATCGTAGCTAGACTCGAAGTTAGGTTTTTTATCATCAAAAGCTACTGACTCTAAACGTTTTACTTTTGTTTGAATCATTTGCAAATATGAATAATGACCATAAGGAAAGTATTCTTGTTTAGCTTCTGAATCAACCGAATTGTAATCTTCTTCTTTTTGTTTTTGTAAAGCTGCCGCTTCACTTAATACTGAATGCATAGTTACTCCTTATTTAAAAATGAATGCTAATAGTAAAGGTAAAATAATAATAAATGTAATTATAAATATATTTTTATGAAACCATTTTTCAAATAACATACGTTACTCCTTATTTAAAAAATCTAATTTACCAACATTATCAAAATGTTGTGGGGCTTGCCAGCCTTTAGGTTTTATAAGATCAGGCAATCCTAATGGATTAGGCCTAGTATCTTTAATACCTGTTTCTTTTTGCATATTAGCATGGTGTACTCTTTTCCATGCTTGCTTAATATCTACATCAAATGCATCTAATGAACCTAAAGCAATTACTATAATGTCAATAAAAGCGTCGACTACTTCATCGGGCTCATCATTGTTAATAGCCGTTATAAGCTCGTCAAGTTCTTCTTGAATAAACTTAGCACGAAATTCAAGATAATGCAATTTTTCATTATCTGATGCTTTGTTAATAAACCGATATATTTTGTAATACCGGTTTA